ATCGGCCGGCACCACCGTGAATTTCTCCACAACTTCGCGCACTAGCAGAACGTCCGAGCTGGGGAGAATGCGGTTGACCGTTACCGTCGCCGCAGACCCTACTCGACATTCGATGGTGAGCCCGACAATCCCTTTCGCAGGAATCCCCAGTGCATCGAGGATCATCATGTCAAAGTCGTTCATGCCTCATTCCTCCGGCGGGAACTTCTTGACGAGCAGGTAGCGCATTGCGTCGAGCAGTTGCGCCTGATACTCGGCAGCCGCGGCCGGCATTACAGCGTCGCGAACGCCCTTGAATACCTGCGACAGCGACGGGCCGTGCAGCACGTCGATCTTGCCGGCCGCGGTGCGGCGCGCAATGCCCAGCGCGCGCGACCCTTTGAGCACGATGTAGAACGGTTTGCTGTTGCCCGGCTCGCCGCGGCCAACCTTCACCGCCGCGCCGGTGGGCTTGACCTTGACGTAGTGCCCGCCGTAGGGCGCCGGCGGCGGCCGGATCCAGCTCACGCTTTCATCGGCAATCCCCGGCTCGGTCGAAAAGCGCGACAGCAACAGCCCGCGCGACGGCGTCGTGATTGCCCCCGACAGATTCGCCCGCGTTGCGCGGCGGATGGTCAGCCGGTCGTTGACGTAGCTGGCCGAAAGCCGCACCTGCTCGCGAATCGCCCGGCTCGCCGCCGTGCGGATCTTCGGCGCCGCCTTGTTGATCGCCACCCGCAGCGCATCGGCGGTGTTGCCGCCGACGAACTCGAACAGGCTGATCGCGTCGGCGAGCTGTTCGCGATTGGGCTCGACGGTGAATTCGAGGCTCATGCTGCGGTCACGCGGTGTTCGAGGTCGTCGGAGGCGATCACATCCGCCACGCGGAACGTTCGCCCGGAAAACGGCCCCGACAGCATCAGGAAGGCATCGCCCGCACGTGGCGGGTCTGCCAGTTCGCTTCGGCGCACGCTGATTGCAACCGTGCGTGCCGCCACCGTCGCCACCTCGCCGAACTGCGCAAGGTTGTGCTCGACCACCGCCACCACCGGCACGGCAGCAGCGCCGCGCGCGGTGTAGCTGGCGGAATCCCCGAAGAACCGGAAGATTCCGCCAACGGCCCCGGCGAAGTCGGCGTCGGCGCGGCTCATGACGATCAGGCGGTGAGTGCGTCGACCATGGCGGCGAAGGATTCGGCGTGCCGCACGGCCACATCGACGTCCTGGAGTGCAACCACGCGCACGGTGCCGCTGGTGCTGCCGGTGTAGGGATCCACCATCAGATCGAGCGTGCCCCACATGCCGATGATGAGATCGGCCCAGTTGCCGAATGCGACCGCAGAACACACGCCCGAGCTAGTCCCCTTGGTGAGGTTGCTCGGTACCTGGTTCGACACAACTGCGCGGGCGCCTCCGAAGCTGGTGATGCCGGCGGCGTCGGGAAAGCCCGGGCAAACGAACTGCCCGGAGCTGGTCGACTTGTCGGTGGTCATCAGCTTGCCAACCACCTTGCTGTTGGTGACGAACCCAGTAGTGCCGAAGTCCGCATTGGCGGCTGCCACCGCCGACCATAGCGCAACGATGTTTGCCCAGGTGGGCGCAGCGCCGTTGGTGCCGCCCACGACGGAGCCGATGCCGGCGGTCTGCAGCACGCCGCGCGGCTGCGGGGCGGTGCCCGTACCGTTGAGCGCAACGCGGTCGATTTCGAGGCCCAGCACGGTAGCGAGGTCGCTACGGACGAGGCCCTCGACGTCGATCGACGACTGCAGCAGCAGCTTGCGCGAAAGATCGGTGAATGCACCCACCGTTTTCGGCGACATGGGCACCTGGTCGAATGCCTGCTGGCTTTCGGTCGGCGAACCGCTTTCTGCCACCCAGTACGCGGTAGCGGCGCCGGTGGCACGCGGGATGGCGATGTTGCCGTTCAGCCCCGAGAGCATCTGCGCGCCGGCACGCATCACGCTCATGCGGTTGCGCAGCAAATCGATGAAGCTGGATGCAATCAGGTCGCTCGCAACAAGGTTGCCGCCGGCGGTGGAAGTGCCTACCACAAGGTCGCGGCGCTGCACTTCATTCGGCACGAATACGCCACGCGCTTCGCGGCCGATCTTCTGCGCTACGGCTTGCGAGCATTCGATTTCAAACGCGGCCGCTTCGAGCGCATTGCGCTTTTCGGCCCCCGTTGCCGACATGGCAGCGATTGCGCGGGTGAACGAAAAACGCTTGGCTTCCTTCGGCGTCAGGCCGATGTCGGCGGTCGGCTTGGCGCGGCTCGACAGCGCATCGATCGCGCGTTTCTGGAACTCAGCCAGGCTCACGCCGTCGCGCACACACTCGGCAGCAAGCGACTGCAAGCCGCAGTGCTCGCCCACCTTGATGATGTCTGCGGCACGCTTCTGCTCGGTTTCGCGGCCGCGCTGTTCGATCACGGCCAGGTCAGGGGCTTGGGTTTCGGTCGTCATGACGCGAATCTCCTTGATTGCTTTGGGTTCGGGCTTTTTGGCGGTGTCGCCGCCGGTATCTGCACGCGGGTCTTCCATCGCGCGGCCAATCCCAACGGATGCATCGGCCGGGACGGACACCAACGATATTTCGTGCGGCTCCCAGTCGGTAACGCGGTAGAACTCACGGTCCTGCTGCGTCTCGACCAGCGTGGCCTTGTGGATCATGTAGCCGACGGACACATTTCGCCGGATCCCGTCTTTCACGTCCTGGAACACCTCATCGGCCCGCGCGCCTCTTCCGAAGCGCACGACGGCCCGACCTACCCGGTCGGCGTCGATGCGGACTGATTCGATGACGCCGACGTGATCGCGGCCGTCGTGATCCATCAGCAACGGCCCGCCCGACGTGAGTCGGGAAAGCCGAATGGATTGGGGCGAGTGGTCGAGGATCTCGACACCCCACCAGCGTTCGTAGGGTTGCTCGCTTGAAAAGGCGAGCTCGACGGTGCGGGCCTCTGCGTCAACGGCCGCGCGATCGAACGTCGCGGCGCGATTGCACACGGTGCCGGGCTTGAGCGTCTTTTGCATGGCGGTAGTCTCCATGCTGGCAAGCATGGCTGCTGCGCGGTTAGCCCTTAAGGCAAGCGGCTAACCGCCCGTCAGATGAGCCCCCGCCGACGGGCGAAGCGCTCGCCAAGGCGCAGGTAGTCGCTACCGTGCGTGGCGCCGCCGGCGTCTGGCGGGTTGAGATAGGCTGCGATATAGGCGTCGATCGGGAGCCTGTCTGCAGACGGCGCGCCCGCCTGCAACCTATCCGCCCCAGTTTCTACTGCGCCGAATACGCCAGTCACGGTAACGGCGCCGTCCACGATAATGCTGTCGGCGCCAGCTTCGAGCGCGGCGAAGGCGCCGATGATGTCCGTGGCGCCGATCGAACCGGATGCGGCGAAAGAGTCGGAGCCGGATTCCGTTGCTGCACATGCGCCGGCGACAAGGACTGCGCCCGATGCGGCGGCCGTATCGGCGCCTGTTTCGTTTGCGTCGAGCGTCCCTGCTGCGATGTTGCCGCCGACGATCAGCGCGGTATCGGAGCCGGCCTCGGTCGATGCGAGCGTGCCGGCGACAAGCACGGCGCCGACGGCTGCTGCTACGTCGGCGCCCGCTTCGGCAGTGGATAGCGTTCCTGAGACAGGAACAGCGCCAGCAAAAGAGGCGACATCGGCGCCAGACTCGGGCGCGGCCATGCTGCCAACGACAAGCACGGCACCAGCGGCCGCAGCGGAATCTGTTCCCGCTTCTGTTGCCAACAGCGAGCCTGTAACGCTGCTGCCCCCGTTGATCGCGGCGCTGTCGGCTCCCGGTTCACTGGCTGCGAGCGACCCGGAAACGATAACCACGCCGGCTGACGAAACTGCGTCCGTTCCGGATTCGGTCGCCGACATCGATCCGGCGATGACAACGGATCCAGAAAGAGACGCCGTGTCGTTGCCGGCCTCTGTAACGGCGAGCGCGCCGAAGACGAGGACAGCGCCCGAAATCAAGGATGCGTCGGCGCCGGTTTCTGTTGCGGCAAGCGTGCCCGTTACAGCAGCAGCCGTCGTGCGCCAGTTGAGATCCGACACCGGACCCCGTGTCGTTACTCCGTCATCCCATACGACGTAGGCGTCATAAGGGGTATCCGCAGTCAGTCCGCTTGCATCAGGGACGAATTGGTACGTTGCACCGCTACCCGGATCGGTGTCCGCGTCGGTATAGACCGGCGAACCGCTCCACCCGTTGTTCGTGCCGACATTGCCGAAGTCCCATGTGGGCGTTGCTGCGCCTTGTGGGTAGATGGCAAGGTAGAAAGTCGCCATCGCTTACCTCGTCACCGACAGGATTGCGCGTGCGCCCGTCGCCGTGAAATTGCTCATCGTCAGTGAGTTGAGCGTGATTCCACCGGACGGGAAGCTGTAAATGCGCAGCGGGTCGGCACGGAAAAGCTGCCACGGGTTTTCGGACAGGCTGCGCGCCTCTGCAGCATGAAGCCCTCGCGACCATTGCGCATGCCACACGTAGATGGCGTCGAATTGCGCTCCATAACCGGACCCTAGGTACCAGTTGTTTGCCTCCCCCGCGTTCACAGCAACATCCGACGTACCGATCAATATCCCATTGATGTACAGCGACGCGGTTGTTTCATCGTGCGTAAAAATTACCAGCAGCCGGTCAAGCGGAGATATCGTGCCCGCTGCGTTGATCTGATATCCACCGCCGAAATACCCCATGATTTTGTTCGGGAACGAATGCCGCAGCAATAACCGTGGTTCGCCCGAGGCGGCCGTATTGCCTAACGAAAACATCGACGTGCCGTCTACCGCAGAGACACATATGATCTCAAATGCAACAGAGAATCCGAGGCCGGTTGTCGGCTTGTATTGCGCGGGCGACTCGTAATACCTGCCCGTGCCACCCGAAAATCCGAGGCCAAGCCGGGTTGCAGAAAGCGGGGGCGCTCCTACGGCCTGCCCATTGCCCACGGCAAACTCTCTTCCCGACTGCAGGACGATGAGCCCGTCTGTGAGTTGGGTTTGCGCTGGCAGCAGGATGCCCTGCGGCTGGACCAGACGCCTGCGCGGGATGTGGATGACGGCCACGACTTACGCCGCCTTGTAGCTTCGCGGAGTGACTTTCAGCGTCCAGCCGGCACTGACGGTCTGGCCGGTCGCGTTGTTGTGGATGTAGTAGCTGGCGAGCTTTGGCGGGATGGCTTCCTGAATCTGCGCGTATTGCAGGGTCGTCACGTTATTGACGACGAATGAGCCGATGAATCGCGTAGGGCGGGCGGCTTCAGGGACTTCCGTATCGCCCGTTCCATCCACGTCTAGCGGACGGGCGTACAGCGCCAGCACCGTGCCCTCAGTGGGCGCGGTACCGAAGGTGAAGCTCGCCACGAAGTCGGCATACATGAAGCTTGCGCCGTCACTCACTTGGTCGTAAGTCGCATCATCGGCTTGCGCGATCGAGTTGTTGGCGATGCTGCCGCCGTTTGCTTCCAAGGTTTTGGTCGTGCCGAACACGACAATGCTTTCGCCGGCCATTAGAGCGTCATCCTGTTTTCAGCGATGTTGAGGGCGTCACTGATGGCGTTGAACTGGATCGGGTCTTGCTCAATACCGAGCGCAAGCAGCGCGTTGATCCCGTCCGCAAGTGCGGGGACCGCCTGCGCATAGGCCGTCATTTGAGCGCGCGACGAAGGCAATCCCGCGTCAAATGCACCCCGCTCGATCAGCTTGAGCAGCCATCTAACGTTAGCGTCACTGGCCCCGAGAGTTTCGAGCGCATCGAGGAACTCCCCGCCGTTCGGGGCCAGAACACCAAGAATGGTGCCGATGCCGATCTCGCGCGACTTCAGGCGCGTACGGCCCGCCGACAGGATTGCGGCAATCTCCACGTCGTTGCGATTGTTCCAGTCGAGCAGAGGATCGATGGCGGTGATCTCGCCCTCGGTCAGTGCGCGCCCGACGACGGACTCAAGTGCGGCCTGTTGTTGTGGAGTCATGGTCAGAACTGGTTCAGCGCGTTGGATACGTAGTTCAGTTGCAGCGGGCCTTCCCACGTCATCGAGGCGGGGCTGGCCGTCGTGCCGGCGCCAGTCGTGAACAGGGCTTCCGCTTTGCTCGCCAGGCGCTTGCACGCGGCAGTGAGTGCGGCTTTGATCGTGTTTTGCGTGCCCGTCAGGTCGTTGATTGAGATGATCACATTCGGATCTCGACAATCCCGATTGCGCGACATGACCACAAAAAGCGTGTCGCGCTTGCCGACCGTCAGCGCGTCCATCTGAGTTACGCCTTGCATCATGGCTGTATCCCACTCGCTCGGCGTCACCACGTTTTTCCAGACCACCACCGCAGTCGGCACGCTATAGAGCGCGACAAGATCTGTGTCGTTGCGCTGCGCCAGGGCAGTAACAACAGCCGGAGTGGCATCGGCCCGAATCGCGGCGGCCAGCGTCTGTAGTTGAGCGTCCGTCATCGCAGCCAGCGAAGATGCCGAGAACAACGAGAGAACCGCGAACAGCGCGGCAAAAATCATCTTCTTCATGGTTTCAGTCCTTTCGATTTGCAGTAATTACCTGGCGTCCGATTACGCTGTATGCGTGATGGTCGCGCTGTTGATGGTTACCGTTTGACCGGTCGTGATATTGGTCGAATCGAGCACGATATCGGTACCAGACGTGCCGACGGTGAGGCCGGTAATCACGTCAGTGTTCGCGCTGTCGCGAATCCGAGCGGCAGCGGCGGTGCCGGTGGCGTCTGCGGCGTCGGACTTCGGGAACCCGGACAGCGTGAGCACGGAGCCGGAAATCGTGCCAGAAGGGTCGTTGAGGGCAATCGTCGCGAGAACCGTTGCCATTCCGGCCGTTCCGATCTCGAGCTTGCCTGCACTGACGCCGCCGTCGATCTGGTCGCGGACCGCGGTCATGCGGGCGGTTTTTACTGCTGCGGTGTACGTCACTGTCATTTCATTTCTCCTGAGCCGCGGCGCGGCATACGTCGTGCATTCGCCGGCATTCGCCGGCCTCGTTGATCAACTCGAACATCCAGAGCGTCGCGGCGATCTCATCGCCGTCCTGCAACAGCGCCAGCGCCGGGCAGGACTGCAGGCATTCCGTCGGCAGCGTGCGCGCTACCGTTTGCGGCGGAGACGGCGGCGTTGATGTCGCGCAGGCGCTCATCAGGTATGCGGCAGTCAGGGCGAGGCCGGGCGCGCAGTGCATTCAGTTGTCCTCGCAATCTCGCATCACGGGATGCAGCGGTGAGGTCCGCCATTCTTTGCGCCTCTGCAGCCCGGCGAACAGCCGCGGTTTCAGCGTCGAGACGTGCAACCGAAGCAGCGGCGTCCGCAGCCGCAGCGGCCCGCGATGTGCATGCATCGCGCTCAGTGTCGCGGCCGTGGCGATAGCCACCGAATCCAGCCAGAGCGACAGCCAGGCAGCCGGCCACAAAAATGTACGGGGTTGCGACCACATCACATCCCTCCAAGCGCTGCGCGCGCGAAATCGTAAAGGGCTTGCCGGTCTTCGAGCCCATGCAGTCCGCCGTTGATGGCTCGCGTGACGCCGCGCACGTCGCCAGCGTCCGCAGGGGCGTTGAGCTCGCGCGTGTGCCAGTACCATCCCGCCGACAGCGAGGCGTACAGCGGCGACAGCAGCACGTCGGGGTTGTGCATCAGATCCACGCGCAGCGCGTCGGAGCACTGGCTGTAATTCGCGCGACCGGTGATCTGCAGCAGCCCGCGGCCGCGAAATTTCCAGCCATCCCCAGACATCAGGCCGCGGTTGCCGTTGCGGCTGCCATAGGTCGCGATCGCCTCGGGCTTATGCGCGAGCCGGATCGCATCGTCATTCGGCTGCCCATCTGCGCCGCGGTAACGCTTCGGCCACGTGCGCGCCAGGCCGTCGGCGGAGTAGCTCAGGTTTTCTTCCGTGCGCGTGAATCGGGCGGACTCGTGGGCGAGCTGCGACACAAACGCGGCCACGCGGCGCGGAGTGCTGATGTCGTAGCGTTCGGCGACAACAGACAATGCGGCGCTGTAGCGCATCGCGTTTGTTGAAGTGGCTCCGAGAGCCATCAGGAGCGCGGACCGGATCACGTCCCGCTCCGGTTGAAATGGCGCCACCACACGCCAGCGCAAACAATCACGATCCCGCAGCGCAGCACGAGACCAGCGTTCCATGCCGCAGCCCAATTGCCGGACTCGCTGAGGCTGATTGCGGCAGTGCCGAGCAAGCCGAAGATCATCAATACGAGTCCCATCTTGATGACGATCCCCTCGTGGACCAACGGATTGAGGACGACGCCGGCGATGAACGCGGCCGCCACGACAGACATGATCCCGTTGGCAAAGACGATCCAGCCCGACATCACCGTCTCCATGGAAGGAACACCGCAAGATCGGCCGTCCGCACCCACTGCACCATGGCGGCGATGATGTTCAGGCCGAACAGTCCGCACACGAACGCAGCGGCGCTCTGCATGGAGACGGAATTGAGCCCGAAATACTCTGCGACGGCCGGCGAGACATAGCCGGCAATCAGTACGCCGGCCACGACGTTGAAAAGCCGTTCGACCCACGAGGCGCCCGGCACGCCGTGCAGCGCGACGATCGCGCCCATGGCGCCGGCGATCCATGGCGATCTGGCGAAGCTTTCGGGGTCAATCGACGGCATTGTTGCCTGCCCCGGTTATCGCCCCCCCGGTTGTCGTCTCGTCGCCCGGATACGGCACCCCATATTGTGCGAACAGCTCGCGCTCGCGCTGTTTGCTCTGCAGGATCTCTTCGAGGTCATAGCCCTGCTGGCTAACCTCGTGCGTCAGTGTGGTGAGGTTGTTCTGCAGCTTGGTGACGATTGCATCCGCATCGCGTGCGGGGTCGACCCACTCCCACGTGCGAGCCTGCCACGTGTGCGCCGAAAACTTATCGGCCTTCGCCGGCGGCAGTGTGGATCCGTTCGGCATCCTGATTGCACCGGATAGAAGCCCCATGCGGAGCCACTCGGAAAACAGCGGCTCGACCACTGCAGCGGAAAACCAGTCCTGCAGCACGCGCCACTGGTCGCGCTCTTCGAGCGTGCCCGATCGGATGGAGCTGAACGAAACTTCGGTCAGGTCGTTGGACAGCCCGTGGTAGCTCACCCCCAGGCCAGCGGCGATGCCACGCAGTGCCGCCTTGATGAATGCGTCGAACTGCTCGTGCGGATATGCCGGGTCGAACTGCTCGAAATTCACGCCGGCCGGCAGCACGCCAAACTCACCCGGTTCAGCGCTCATGTACGGCGTTCCGCTGGCTGACCACCCGTCGGGGATTTCTTCCGGATTGGCCTCGGCCGATGGGGCGAAAAATCCCATCTTGCTCGCGCCGATGCGCGCGGCAATGATCGCCGCTTCGCGGTAACCCCCCAGGTCATGCAGGCGACGGATCGCGGCATGCATCCAGGGCACGCCGCGCGTTTGCTCAACGCCGAAGGGGACAAATGCGTGGATGATGTCTGCCGCTGGCACGCGCTCGATCTGTTGCCCGGCTGTGCGCAGGTGATAGGCTACGGGCCGCGTCATGCTGTCGATCTCGACGCCCATCACGATGGCGTTTTGGCCTGCCATCTCGTCACGGTTCAGCTGGGTTGCGAGCCGCGTCGGATCGAGAAGCTGGAATGCGAAGCGGTACGGGTTGCCGGCTTGCGCGCCGCGCCACTTGCGGATCAGGATTTCGCCGTCCTGTGCAAGCGAATTCGATGCTGCATGCAGCGCCGATACCAGGGTATGCCGGCTGCCCACCTCGCAGACGCCCATGCGGCCCCAGTCTGCCCAGGAGCGTTCGATAGCGTCATTGGCCAGGTTGTCGGCCTCGCCGGGCTTGTTTTCCACGCGGGCGATCAGCCGGAACCCCTTCGGCCCGACGATGTTGGCGCGCACCATCGACAGAAAGCGCACCGCATACTCGTTGTTCTGGCACATCTCGCGCGAGCGCGAGCGCATGGTGTCGAGCCCGGCGCGCAAATCGGCATCCAGCGACGATGACGACGTGATCCAGCCGGCGGTCAGGCGGTTGAAGACGGCGGCATCGAAGGCACGCGCCTGTTTTACGGGCTGCTGCGGACGGCGAGAGAACAGGCGGGAGAGCAAACCCATCAGAAGCGCACCTGGATTTTTGTGAAGCCGCGGCCTTTGGCGGCCATGGCTTCGCGGCGCAATTCGGCGCGGTAGCGGTCACGCAGCTGCAGCAGCTCGCCGATCGGAACGTTCTGCATTTGGCGTTCGCCGATGCGGTACGAAGCCACGCCCATGTCGTGCCCCTCGATCCACGCTTCGAGCGCTTCGAGCGTGCGGCGAACATGGCTGCGGGTGTCGTAGGGCGCCGCGGTCGCTGGATCGGGCAGCACTTGCAGGTCTTGCGACCACACCGTTACGCGCTCGGCACCGCGGGTCAGCGCAATCGACAGCCGGTATCGACCCGCAGCCCAGGTCGCCGTCGTCGCCGCAGCCACTGACAGCGTATGCTGCTCCCCTTCGGTTGCCCCTGCGGCGGTGATGCGGGCGGCCGCATTAAGCAACGTCAGGGATGGCGCCCACCCGTCGACCGGACTGTGTAGAGGATCGGAAAACCGCCATGCAATAGAATCGCCGGCGGTTACCGTCTCGGGGATTTGGGTGGTGAAGGTGGGCACCATAGCACGAGCATGGCGCCCAAACGGTTAGTTCATAAGGCGAGCCGCTAACCGCAACCGAGCAGAATCTGCGTAACCCGGCTGCGGCTGATGCCGTACCGGCGCGCGATGAACGCATGCGATTCGCCGCGCTGATGGTCGCGTACGATCGCCCTGTCGCGCAGGCTACGCTCGTTCCGCGCGGCCTCGCCTGCCTTGCGGATGTAGGGCCGATCGCCGCCCCACTCCGCCTGAATCACTTCGATCTGCTCGGGTGTCACCCCCGCCGCCACGAGCGATGCGAGGAAATCATCGGCGTGCGCCTGCACAAACGGCGGAGAGTTCTTGGTGCTGCGGGCGGGCTTTTGCAGGGTCGTCATGGATCACCAGGATTTTACGAAGTTGCTGCGGCGGGCGGGTTTTGCGGGCTGCAGGGCGGCGAGTGGTGGCGCGATCTTGGCAAGGTCGGCGCCATGCTCTTCGGCAGCCACGGCCGGCGGCGGGCGGTTCGCCCGAGGCCCGGCCAACCTGCGCGCGGCCAGTGCATAGTTGAGGCAGTCGAGTGTTTCATTGCGCGGGCGGGTCTGAACCCATTCCTGCATCGGGCGGGTACCACGGAAGCGGGTGACGAGCCTTTCGGCGGAGAGCTGTGCGAAATACTCGTCGTCGAACGCGGGCTGGCGGGGGAAGTGGATGTAGCCGGGGCCTGCATTCGTCATCTTCAGCCGGGCGTACAGCAGCGCTTTCCCCTGATCGACCCCCAGCGGCTCGAGCTGCACCCCGCGCCTGCGCTGTCGGCGCAGTCGCTGCCGGCGGATCTTCTCGTCTTCCACCAGCGGCCGCCCGGTGCCCGGCATGCCCTTGATGGCGCGGCACCAGGCGCGTGCCTTCACGAACTCGTAGACCATGCTGGTGTTGTAGCCGGAGTCGACGCAGGCGAACTGCACACCTTCGGCGGCGAGCACATCCGCTAGGTCGTCCCATACGCCGGGCTGGGCCGTGTCGCCGGGTAGGATGTGATGGTCGAACAGCCACGCCTCTTCGCCCTCGCCCCACGCCACGATGGACACCTCGATCCGGTCCTTTTGCACGTCGCAGCCAGCGGTGATGAGGGAGTACATCGGGCGCCCGTCGGCCGTGAGCGTGTCCCGGGTATAGTCCTCCAACCGGCTGATGAGGCTGATCTCTTCGATGCTGTCGCCCTGCTCGCGCCACACCTCTCCGAGGTAGGTGTTGACGAAGCCCTTGAGTTCAGCGGTGTCGCCCTGGCTCTTGATCCACTTCTGCGCGATCGCGCGCCAGTCGAGCCCGAGGCCGGTCGGCGCATACAAAGCGTTGAGGTGATAGCCGTGTTCGAGCTTGACGCCGGGGCGCTGCGCCACCCAGTGGCCGCGGGCGAGCATGTCGGCCTTGTGGCCCTCGTCGATTTCCGCACCACAGTGACGGCACACGTACCACGCGGAGAGCACTTGCGGCAGGTGGTGCGGATCGTCCTCGGGCGGGGGCGCGGTGCGCCACTTCAGTCCGTGATGCCCCAACTTTCCGCCAAACTCCAGGTGCTGGAATTCGCCGCAGTGCGGGCACGGCACGTGATAGCGGCGCATGTCGGTACGGCGGTACTCGATATCGATCCGGCTTTGCCCTTCGAGTGTCGGCGTGCTGACGAGGTAGGTCTTGGCGCGGCTGAATGTGCGCTGCCGGTTTTCGATCAGCGTCATCGGGTCGCCCTCGCCGCCTACGTCCCACGGAAATGCATCGACTTCGTCGCAGATCACGTAGGGCAGGTGATCCGAGCGCAGGCTGTCCGCGCTGTTGGCGCCGGCCTTGATGATGCGGGCGCGCGCGCCGTATTCGAGCAGGTCGCCGCGGTTGGCCTTGTTGCGGCTTGCCGTGGTCACGAGCTCGGCAAGCACGGGCGTTTCGTCGAGCATCTTCGACAGCCGCGGGTTGAACGATCGGTCTCGCAGCTCGAGCGTGGGCACCACGACGAGCATGTCCTTGTTCTGCAGGTGCTGCATCACGTAGCCGAGCCAGTTGTACATCGCCTCTGTCCCGCCGACGCCGGACGATTTGATGAACACGACCTTGCGCACGGACGAATGCTCGGACAGGTCGTCCATGATGTCGCGCAGGTAGGGCGTGAGCGCGGTCCGCCACTGCCCCGGCGCATTAGTGCCGGAAACAATGATGCGGTGCCGGTCGGCCCATTGGCTGGCCGTGAGAAGATCGCGCGGCTTGGCCCCGCGCGCCACACGTTCGCCGAGCATCGGCATGCGCTCGGTCGCACGCGGCGCCGCCTCGCCGAACTCGCGCAGCACATCGTGCGCGACGTCGCTCATCAGGTAGTGCACCCGCGTCTCGTCGTGCTCCCCCTCGATCGCATCAAGCCACCGCGCGCTGATGTCGTGCAGCGTGCGCAGCATCACGCTGCGCACACCGAGCGCAGCGGGGCGCAGGTCGTCGAGTCCGACCGTGTCGGCAAGGAGCTTGTCGAATTCGGTCTTGGCCTGCGCCGCGCGCAGGCGCTCGCGTTCGGCTTGAAGGTCGGCGAGGGAGGCTTGTGCGATTTCGTGAGTCACGCGGCGAACCAAAATTTTATGTTCCGCACGCCGCAGGTCTCGCCATGTTTGTGCGGCATGGTCATGCAATCCCTCCCTGCGTGCGCTTCCACGCCAAATCCGCAAGCCGGGTCTCCGCAGCTTCGGATAGCACCGGTGTAACGCCCTGCTCCGGCCTCGGTGCATCTGCCGGGCGCAGGCGGGCGCCGCGCAAGCCGTCGATCATGCCCGCCTGGTGAAGCGCTGCGGCGAAGGCGCGCAGCTCGGGATGAGCGCGCAACGCGGCATTGAACTCGACGACGTTGTCTTCGTGGCAGAACAGCTCGCTCATGCTTCGCCCCGCTGCTGAATGCTGCGCAAGCGGCGCATGGCGCGGGGGAATTCGACGCGCAGTGCGCGGCGCATGGCGAGGAGCTCGGCGGCGAGGAGTGCGCGTCGCTCGGCGCGATCGGTCATCACCGCCAGGCGCGGCGCGGTCTGGTCGATGACGCGCTCGATCGCGCTGCGAAGCATGGCGCCCAGACCTGTCGCTTCGCGCACCACGTCGCGGCGAGCGAAGCGCAGACCACGTGCCATGGCCATGCCAAGCTTGATCTGCTGATTTTCGTAGTGCAGCACCAGCGCCTTGTAGCGGGTGCGTGAGCCGCCATCGGTGGCTGCATCGGTGTCGGGCATGGTCGCGTTGGCATTGGCGGGCGTGGCGGGCGCCTGCGCGGCCGTGGCGGCGTTTTCTTCCCGCTGGGCAGGTGCAGGGTTCGCATTCCCGCGTGCGACGGCGTGGCGGGCCGCTACGTCGGTTCGGCCGCCCTCGGTGGCCTGCAGCCGGGCGAGGCTGGCTTCGACGTCGATGCGATCGCCGACGAGAACCAGGCGGCCGGCCTGTGCGGCACGGGTGACGGTGCTGCGGTTCCAGCTCAGCCGCCGGGCAAATTCGGCCTTGGTTTCGACGGTCATCTCGGGTTCCTCCTCATCTCTACTTTTTCAGGCGTCAGGCGTAGGGGTGAAAACGCGCGTGCGCGACCGCACGGGGCGAGCGCACGCCACCGCACGTGTAACCGCACGCCTGCAACCCGCATAGCGCACGGGGCGCACGGGCGCACGGGGGGGTACGTGTGTACGTGAACGATTTGTGTGTACGCGAGTCGATAGCGCACGCGCACGTGTGCATGCGGGCGATAAGCCCGTGCGCCCCGTGCGGTGCCAGCAACGGCGCGGCATTCAGGCGTGCGGCCGGGCGTGCGGTAGCGTGTGCGGCGCGGTGTGCGGTCATGAATTACCCCCTTGCGAGGCCGCGCGGAAGGCGAAATAGCATCGCGTGAGCCACTGCGTTTGCGTTTCATCCTTCCGCTGCGTGTAGTCGACAGCGGGATCGCGCATCGCGGAGGCGGCGAGATCCTCCGCCGCGGGGATCACGAAGCGCTGCCGAACGGGCTTACCGCTGTAGTAGGTGTCGTTGTAACGGTCTTTGTGGCCCTTGACCCAGCCCGGCAGCTTTTCAATGTGGCCGGAGAACTGGTTCGATTCACGCGGAAAGCGCACGCCTTCGCGTCGCGCCCACTGCAGATAAGCGGTGTAGAGATCAGAACTTCCGCATGGGCAGAACGGCAGACCCTCGATATCGCCGGCCTGCCAGTCGAGCAGGAATCGGTCGACCGATTCGCGGTTCGTGTCGATGAGCTGCGACTTCGCGCGCGTCATCGGCGGCCGGGTCCAGGGCTTGAAGGTGCCCAGGTCGAGATTCAGCAGGTAATGGTGCAGGGCCTCAACGCCACCGGATTCGATTTCGGCCGTGACTTCGTCGTAAAAGGCGTCGGACAGCTTCCCGGGCGTCCATGCAACCAGGTGCCGCCGGTCATCGTTCTCGATGACGATCGGCTGCTTTTCGTTCGAGAGGAAAATCAGGTTGATGTGATTCCGCTCGCTGTACGCGGGAAGGTTCTTCGGGTTGATTCGGATCGTTTCGGAGGTGATCAGGTTCTTCAGGAAATTCTTGATGTGGTGCATGTCGCCACGCGCCACGACCTCATCGGCGACGCCGAAGAGCTTCTGCCCCCAGTCGCTGTTGAACTTGTCTTCCAGCGCCGATTGCGTGAGCACCACCGCGTGGTGCGCATAGATCTTTGCGTACGCTTCGAAGAATCGGCTTTTGCCCGTTCCCTGCGGTCCATGAACCACCACCGCGCTTTGCATTTTCGCGCCCGGGTGCTGCAGTGGGTACGCGAGCCAGCAGAGCATCCAGCGGTAGATTTCCTCGCCGTTTCTCTCATTGCCGAACAGATAGCGGAGGAGGCCGAGCAGCACCTCGCACTTCCCCGCGCGTGGTTGAGTCGGCCAGCCCTTCCATTTGTTGAGCTTGATCGACTGGTCTTTCCCCGTCGGATCGAACCCGATCTCGTCAATGTAGGTCGCGCGCGACTGCCACGTCGGATGGTCCTTGACGTCGTCCCAGCGCACACGCGCCGGCAACATCGCGACGATCTTCGAGCGCTTGACCATCTCTTGCGTCCAGAGATCGAAGGCAAACTCGCCGGTGCTGTCGTCCACGTGGATGAAGCGCTCGACGATCTCGGGCAGTGCCATTGTGGACAGGGCCGCCGGCCGTTCGCCCGGCTTGCTCCCCTCCCCCCTTTGTGGGGCCGCCCCGCGCGCGGTTGCGGCAGAAGACCCCCAGCCAGCCGAGGCAATGGCGGCGTCGATCTGTGCGCGAACCGCGTGCAGACCGCCTTCGGGCAGCGTGTGCAGGTCGTTGAAGTCCGTCGGCCCCTTCTTGGCCTTGTCGGTGCCCCGCTCGATCGGGAACGACGGCACCACATAAGCTCCGTCTATGGCTGTGCTCGCCGCAATCGCCGCTTGAACGCCGGTGTTCGGCTCGGTGAGGTAGTCGTCGTCGGCGCACACCAGAACGCGCACGCCGCGGTAGCGCTTGCGTATCGCGGTGGCCACCGGGAGCAGTGAGCCGGCGTCGAAGGCCACCACCACCGGCAGGCCGGTGGCCTCGTGCAGCGTGGCCCCCGTGGCAAACCCTTCGCACAGCAGCACGATGCCGCCCGCGATCGGGCTACCGACCTGGAACCAGTGGCCCTTCTTGATGAGTCCGGGTGGGGTGAAATCCTTGTCGCGCCCCTTCTTCGCCTTCACGGCCGGGTCGCCGTAGATCACCTGGAGGCCCCACACCTTGCCGTCGCCATCCTGCATGGGGACGACAAGGTTGCCGGAGCTCGACACGCGAGCACCGTAAAGCCTTCCGGGCGGTAGCCCCTTGCGTTCGAGGTAGGCGCACGCGCCGACGTCTGAGAGCTTGCCCCACCACACCGAGGCCTGCGCCGCGGCTTCCTCGCCGCGCTTGATGCGCTCGGCCTCGGCACGCTTCGTCTCGAGCAGCATGCGCTCGCGAATCGCGGCCATCTGCTGCGCGTCGACCGCGTTGCGCTCGCCCTTGGGGAAAGGAATCTTCTCGAAGTGGTACTCGGCACCGCGGGCGAATCCGTAAGTGCCGAGGATGATCGTATCGCCGTTGGACAGCGGCGTCTCAAACAGCCGATACGCTGCGCTCTTCTTGCCGCGCTCCCCGTCCATGTAGCACCGGACCATCCGAGGCGTGCCGATCTGGAGCGGGCCTTCGATCGCCAGCCCCGCATTCATCAACAGGGACAGGACCTCGTCGTAATTTTTGCAGACCGTCATGTGTTGCCTATCCGCCCGCGCCAAACCCTAGGGCGAAATCGCGCCTCTGCGTATCA